AATGGAAATATAAATAGTATGTTTATCGAAAATATTATTAATAATAAAATAATATGTAATTAAAAACAATTAATAATGGACAAAATTAAAGATATAGAAAAAATCTTTTAGGATAAGATTTGGCTAAACTAAAATTCTAAATTATCTTTAGGCAAAAAAAACAATGGAAACTAAAAAACTAAAGTCAGCAGACGGCACAATTGCGTTTTATTGGGATAAAAAATTACATAACTGGGATGGTAAGGATTGATTTTATATAATATTTATGATAAATAAAATATCATGAATTATCAAAAGCATTATGATTTGTTAATTAATACAAGAAAACAATTAAATAGAGAAAAAAATAAAGGTCAATATTTTGAACAACATCATATTATCCCTAAAAGTTTAGGAGGAAACAATTTAAAAGAAAACTTAGTATTTTTAACTCCAAGAGAACATTTTATAGCACATTGGTTATTATATAGAATACATAGAAATAAATCAACTGCGGCGGCGTTTTATAGAATGTGTCATAAAGGTAGTAAAAATATGAAAAGATATATCCCTTCTTCTAGAGCGTATGAAGAAGCCAGAACCGCATATATAGAAGAAAATAAAGGAAAACCTAAACATAATGAAATTAGTAAAAAAAATATAGGACTTAAAAATAAAAAACCTAAACCACTACATTATGGTCAAAATTTAAGTAAAATGATGAAACAAGGTTTAGCTAAAAAAATAAGTGAGTCTAATAAAGGTATAAGTCGAGGTAAAGGAAGAAAAATAGATTGGAATGTAGGACGACCTAAAACTACCATATATCAACATGATTTAAATAATAATCTTATTAAAACATGGATTGGTATAGAAGAATTAAAAAATATATTTAGTATAAGTTTAATATATAAAGCATTTAAAACAGACAAACCGTATAAAAATTTTTTATGGAAAAAAAGCAATTAACATCAGCTGATGGAACTATAGCACATTATGTAAAAATAAACGGAAAACAAATGTTGCATAATTGGGATGCTGCAGCGTTTATACCTCAAGGTAATATGAAAAAAGCCGAATACTATTTATTTGGTATAAAGCATAGTAAAGCTGAATGGGAAGAAAAGAAAAAAGATGTTAACGGCATTCCATTCCATAAAACAGCAGCTGGAAAAGCAGGATTAAGAGGTTAAAGTTTGGCATTGCCAAACTTTTTTTTTATCTTTATAAAAAACTAAGTTATAATGAATATACATGACGATATAAGTCGCATAGGGAAACAACTCATGATTAGAGAACCATTTTATGGTGTTGTTTTATCTACTCTAAATAAAATTATTAGAGCGGATGTTCCTACAGCTGGGGTTTGTAAACATAATATTAATTACCAATTAGCTGTTAATGAAGAATTTTGGAATAGTTTAGTAGGAGATAAAAACAAAATAGGATTATTAAAACATGAATTGCTCCATATCTGCTTTAACCATCTATCAGATAGAGACAATTATCCAGACCATGAATTACATAATATAGCAGCGGATGTTGAAATAAACCAATACATAGAAACTGAGTATTACCCAACTGACGATATTTTGTTGCCTAGTACGTTTCCTGAGTTGAATTTGCCCTTAAAAGCGGGTACTAAGGTATATTATGAGTTGTTAGCGCAAGCAAAACAACAAGGTACTAGTCCAACATTAGATAAATTTGGAGAAGACGGAACACCAAACGGTGATGGCTTACATCCAACATGGAAAGAATTTGATTCATTATCTGAAGCTGATAAAAAGCTAATTAAATCACAAATTGCTCATCAAATTAAAAATATAGTAAATTCTAGTAAAGATAGAGGATTTGTACCTGCTGAATTAAAATCATATGTTGATAGTTTATTTGAACTTACCCCACCATCTTATGATTGGAAATCATATTTTAGGAGATTTTTTAGCATGTCTTCTAAAATATATACTAAAAAAACAAGACGTAAACTAAATAAACGCTTTGAAGAAAACCCCGCTCTAAAAATCAAACCTAAAAAATACACTTTAGTAGGAGTCGACACTTCAGGTTCTGTTTCAGACGCGGATATAGTAGAATTTTTTAGTGAAATATATCATATGTACAAAACAGGCATTAATATTGATGTGGCTGAATGTGATTCAATAATTCATAGAGTTTGGGGATATCAAGGAAAACCACCAGAATTTATTAGGGGTAGAGGAGGCACAGATATGAATCCTATTATAGAATATTTTAATAAAAATAAACAATACAGTAATTTAGTTATATTAACTGATGGTTATATAGGTGAAAGAAAAGTTAATTCTTTTAAACCAACAATGTTAGTAATTAGTCGCAATGGGGCTAAAATAGAAGAAATTAAAAACAGTTGGGGTCATACAATTAAAATACAAGATTAACATTTTGTTTGGCTCTCCTTAAAATTAATGTTATTTTTACAAAAAAAGTTATGTCAACAAAACAAGTATCTTTAAATGTAAATGAAACTAAAACGTTTCTAAAACACATCATTAACAATAATCGTTACTTACAAAAACAAAACAAACCACCAGTATCTGTAGAAGTGGTAGGTGAATCAGGTATTGGTAAAACATCCACTATTGTACAGTTAGCTGAAGAATTGAATTTACATTTTGTTAAATTAAATCTTGCCCAAATTGAAGAATTGGGTGACTTAGTTGGTTTTCCAATCCGCCAATTTGAATTGTGCTTAAAAGAAGATAATTGCATGTGGGTAGATGAACACGCCATTGAAGAATACACTAAAATGGGTTATAAATTTACTAGTAAAAACCGAATGAGTTACTGCCCACCAGAATGGATAAGTGGTAAAAGTTCAGGCGGTATATTATTGTTAGATGATTGGAACCGCGCAGATATTAGATTTATACAAGCTGTAATGGAGCTAATTGATCGTCAACAATATATTAGTTGGAGATTGCCTAAAGATTGGCACATTATACTCACAAGTAACCCGGATAATGGTGAATATTTAGTAAATAGCATAGATAACGCCCAAAAAACACGATTTATATCAGTTGATTTAAAATTTGATATCAAATGCTGGGGAGAATGGGCTGAAGATAACCAAATAGATAATCGATGTATTAACTTCCTACTAAAACACCCAGAATTAGTTAGTGATAAAATTAATTCAAGAAGTATCACAACATTTTTTAATTCAATATCATCATTAGAATCGTTTGATAATAATTTACCATTAATACAAATGATTGGTGAAGGTAGTGTTGGTGGTGAATTCACAACATTGTTTACAATGTTTATTAATAATAAGTTAGATAAGATTATATCTCCCGAAACTATATTAACACATGAAAGTGAAGAGTATATTCTTAACACATTAAAAGGTATTATTGGTAAGGATAAAAATTATAGAGCAGATTTAGCATCAATTATATCAACTCGTATTATTAATTATAGTTTATTTTATAGCAAGGAAAATAAAATTGAAAAATTATTTATTGATCGATTAGCATTTTTGATGAATGAGGAGTTATTTGCGGTTGATTTAAAGTATAATATTGTAAAATCAATTTATAATGGTAACCCAAACCAATTCAAAACACTAACATTAAATAAAACACTTATTAAATTCTTAAGCAAATAAAATTATGGAAAATAATAAAACATATATTTATCTGGATTTTTATGCTTCTTATAACAAGCCTCGTTTATCAACTCATCATTGGAGAGGAAATATCACTATAATATCCCCAGAATTTGAATCTCAATATTTAGAATTATATGAAAAATTTAAAGATAATAAACTCAAAAATAACACATCTGTTTATTTAACACCAATGGCTAGTTTACCTTCATATAAATTAAAAAATTATATTGAAGAAAATAAATTAAACATAAATTTAACTCGAACATACTCTAAATTAAACTCAATAATAATTGATGACAGTTTTATTAGAGAATTTTATCTTTGTGCAGGAAATTGGAAACTACATAATTACCATACGGTACCTGTAGATTACATAGAATCAAAATTTAAAAAATACATACTACGTCATGAGTATGGTGATTTTATCATAAATGTAAATAATAAAATAATTGATGGTTTTTTAGTTAAAGAAGAACAAATTAAAGAATGGGCTAAAATTGATTCTAGTTTTTTAGAATTATTAGATTTTCCAACTATACATGGAAGAGAATTAGGTAATGGTCATGGATTTAAAAAAGCTCATGATAATTACAATATGTTTTGTAAATTAAAAGAAACAGTTGAAAAATATAATCTTGAAATTATATTCGATCATAATATAAACGAAGAAATAAATAAAGATTTAACTGTAGATATAGATATGTTCCAAAACATATTTAATATGCTTATTAGTAAGGATAAAGGAAATATTGAAATAGCTAAAGAAATAATAGCTAACTGTAGTTTAAAAGAATCTAAACCATACCTAATATATTTACTTAATTTATTTCCCGTATTACGAAAAACAGGTGATAATAAAAATTATGATTTTATTCGTAAAAAATTACTTAAAGAAGTAGTAGCACCGTGGGTTAGTAAAGATTCAATACCATCAACAGATTCATTCATACCTAATTTATTAAATAAAAATCCAAAATTCGCATCGCAATATATGGAGTGTTTTAAGATTCATTTAAATAATTTAGTTAAAAAAGATATAATCAAAGAAATAATACTAGCATAATATTTATAATAAACTATATTAATGTCCAAAATAGTATTACTTAGTTGCACTAAATCTAAATTAGACCATAAAGCCCCAGCCCAAGAGTTATACGCCGCATCTCCAATGTTTAAAAAAACATTAGAGTACGGCAAATCTCTTAAACCTGATAAAATGTTTATATTATCTGCTAAACATCATTTAGTTCCAATGACTAAAGAATTAGCTCCATATGATAAAACTTTAAAAGAAATGCCCACAGATGAAAAAGAAAAATGGGGTGAAGAAGTAATTGACCAAATGAAATCACATGGTGTTAGTGTAGATAAAGATAAATTTATATTTTTGACTGGATCTGAATATATGAAACCATTAGTAAAATACATCCCTGAAGAAAATATTGAAAATCCAATGGGTGGTAAAAGAATGGGTGAAAGACTTAAATGGTTAAATGGACAAATAAATAAACTTACTGAAATATTTAAATATATCAAAACCTTAATAAATGAATATATCTCAAAATAAATTAAATGAATACATAACATTATATCTTAATGATATTGATGATTACGGGGATAAATTAGAATTAACTTTAGCTGAAAATACACTATCACCTATTAAAAATCTACTTTTAGAATCTAAACAAGATGTATCTTCAATATTAAAAGAAGCTATGTCTAAAGCAGATCCTAGAGGTAAAAACATTATAACAGATTTTTTAAATTATGTGAAAGAAGATTTGGCTTCTTAAAAATAGAACATTAACTTCAAGTTATGAAAATAGGATTAACAGGAACTCAATCAGTAGGTAAATCAACACTAGTAAATGCATTAAAAGAATTAGAACAATTCAAAGACTATGAATTTGTCACTGAGCGTAGTAAATATTTGCGTGACCAAGGAATCACACTAAATACAGATTCAACATTAAAAGGACAAATTGTATTCGCAGCTGAACGTTCAATTGAATTAATGAAAGAAAATATTATTACTGATAGAACAATTTATGATGTGTGTGCTTTTACATTAAGTGCTAAATCTATAGACTGGAGTATTAAATATCAGTTTCAAACATTAATGATGCAATTATCTAAAGAATATGATATTATAATTTATGTTTCTCCTGAAGGAGTAGATATAGAAGATAATGGTGTTCGTACTGTAGATTCTAATTATAGAGATAAAATTGATTATACTATTACTGAAATGTTAAAAGCTTGGCCTCCTACTAAATTGATTAGTGTTAAAGGTACAACAGAGCAACGAATTAATACTATTAAAGAAGCATTATTTTCATAATATTTATACATAAAATATATGAAAAAATCCGAATTAAAAAACTATATTAAAGAAATAATAGTAACTGAACTATCTGAAACCACAGTAGTTGGACCTAGAACAGATATAAATAAAGCTCAAAGTATAGCGAATTCTGAAAAAACTAGTTTAGATACTGTAAAAACAGCTATAAATAAAGCTAAACAAACTAATACATCTGTATCTGTTGCTGAAGAAAAAACAAATGAAGTAAAAGTTAAAAAAAGTATTGATAAAAGATAGAATCCATCAATAATAATAGAAGGAAAATATATCCAAAATAATCCAATGTATTAATATTACAATAATTTTAAAATATAGCTTATAACACAAGATATAATTAAGTGTTATAAGCTTTTCCCCATTGTTATGAACCAAGACTTAAAACAAATAATAGCCCAAGAATACATAAAATGCGCCCAAGATCCAGCCCACTTTATGAAAAAATATTGTTTTATACAACACCCTCAACGTGGTCGAGTTATATTTAACTTATACCCATTCCAGGGTAAAGTATTAAATTTATGGAAAGATAACCCATATTCAATAGTATTAAAATCAAGACAATTAGGTATATCAACTTTAGCAGCAGGTTATTCTTTATGGTTAATGATATTCCATAAAGATAGAAATATACTTTGTTTATCTAAAACACAAGAAACTGCTCGTAATATGGTAACTAAAGTTAAGTACATGTATGATAATTTACCATCATGGCTTAAAGTACCCTCAGACGAAAATAATAAATTATCTTTACGTTTAAATAATGGTTCTCAGATTAAAGCTAAATCATCAAATAGTGATGCTGCACGTTCGGAAGCAGTATCTTTACTAATTATAGATGAGGCCGCGTTTATTGAAAATGTAGAAGAAACATGGGCATCCGCACAGCAAACATTAGCAACAGGTGGTGGTGCTATTGTGTTATCTACTCCTTATGGTACTGGTAATTGGTTTCATCAAACATGGATTAAAGCAGAATCCGCCGAAAATGATTTCTTACCTATTAAATTGCCTTGGTTTGTTCACCCTGAACGAGATGAAACATGGAGAAAAAAACAAGATGAATTATTAGGCGACCCAAGATTAGCAGCCCAAGAATGTGACTGTGATTTCAATACTTCAGGCGATGTTGTATTTTACTCAGAATGGATAGAGTTTATAAAAGAAACAACAATACAAGAACCAACAGAACGTAGAGGAACAGATAAAAATTTATGGGTATGGGAACAACCAGATTATTCAAGAGATTATATGGTTGTAGCGGATGTTGCTAGAGGAGATGGTAAAGACTTTTCTACTTGCCATGTAATAGATATTGCTTCAAATACACAAGTAGCTGAATATAAAGGTCAACTTCCTCCTAAAGAATTTGGTTATTTTTTAGCAGGCATAGCTACAGAATATAATTTAGCTTTACTTATAATTGAAAACGCATCTATCGGTTGGGCAACTATAGATGCAGTTATGGAAAGAGGATATAAAAATCTATATTTTTCACCTAAATCAGATGCTTTAACTGTTGATTCATATTTTAATAAATTTGAAGGCAATAGTGATACAGTACCTGGTTTTACAATGTCTCTTAAATCTCGTCCTCTTGTAATAAATAAACTTAGAGAATATATAGGTGATAGATCTGTAACTATACGATCTAAACGTTTACTAGAAGAAATGAAAGTATTTATTTGGAAAAACGGTAGAGCAGAAGCACAATCTGGATACAATGATGACTTAGTGATGCCATTCGGTATAGGAATGTATTTAAGAGACACATCTTTAAAATTTAGACAACAAAGTCAAGACTTAACTAGAGCCGCGTTAGGTGGATTAAGTAAATCCGCCCCAGCACAACAAGGTGCATATTTTGCTACAGGACGTGATAATCCATATTATGTAGATAACAAAAAAGGAGGAATGGAAAATATTAGTTGGCTTTTCTAATATTTATACGTATATTATAAAAATATGGCAGATAAAAAAATATTTACGCGATTACAAAGATTATTTTCAACAGATATAATCATTCGCAACGACGGTGGAGATCAGTTAAAAGTTATAGATACTAATACTATACAACAATCAGGTGAATTCGCTACAAACTCATTAGTAGACAAATTTAATCGTGTCTATTCAATAAACGCATCTTCATTGTATGGTGCGCAATTTAACTTAAACTATCACTATTTAAGAACCCAAATCTACTCAGACTATGATGTAATGGATACAGACGCCATCATTGCGTCTGCTTTAGATATTATATCCGAAGAAAGTACATTAAAGAATGATATGGGTGAAGTACTTCAAATCAGAAGTAATAACGAAGATATACAAAAAACACTATATAATTTATTTTATGATGTTTTAAATATTGAGTTTAATTTAGGATGGTGGATTAGACAATTATGTAAATATGGTGATTTTTTCTTAAAACTAGAAATATCTGAAAAATTTGGTGTATATAATGTTATTCCTATTACAGCATACCATATTGAAAGAGAAGAAGGATACGATAAAGAAAACCCATTTTCAGTAAGATTTAAATACTCACCTGAAGGATTCTATAGTGGAATATCAGGATATTATAATGTAGCTAATACAGCTAAAGATGCTCCTGGTATATTTTTTGAAAATTATGAAATGGCTCACTTTCGCTTATTATCAGACGTTAATTATTTACCTTATGGTAGAGCATATATTGAACCAGCTCGTAAATTGTTTAAACAATATACATTAATGGAAGATGCAATGTTAATTCATCGTATTGTTCGTTCTCCTGATAAACGTGTGTTTTATTTGAATATTGGTTCTATTCCGCCTAATGAAGTAGAAAACTTCATGCAAAAAACAATATCTACAATGAAACGTACTCCGTTTATTGATCAAGAAACAGGTCAATATAACTTAAAGTACAATATGCAAAACATATTAGAAGATTTTTTTGTTCCTGTAAGGGGTAATGACCAAAATACAAAAATTGAAACATTACCTGGATTACAATATGATGGTATTAAAGACGTAGAATACTTAAGAGATAAGTTATTTGCCGCGTTAAGAATACCTAAAGCATTCATGGGTTATGAAAAAGATTTAACTGGTAAAGCAACATTAGCTGCTGAAGATATTCGCTTCGCTCGTACAATTGATAAAATTCAACGTATTGTTTTATCTGAACTATATAAAATAGCATTAGTTCACCTATATACTCAAGGATATAATTCAGACCAGTTAACAAATTTTGAACTTTCATTAACTACACCTTCAATCATATATGATCAAGAAAGAATAGCATTAATGAAAGAAAAAGTAGATTTAGCTAGATCGATAGGTGAAATTAAAATATTACCTACAGATTGGGTTTATCATAATGTATTCCATTTATCTCAAGATCAGTATGATGAATATAGAGATCTTATTTTAGAAGATGCTAAACGTGAATTTAGATTAAACCAAATTAAAGAAGAAGGTAATGATCCTAAAATAACTGGTAAATCTTATGGTACACCACACGACTTAGCCACATTATATGGAAAAGGTAGAACATACAGTAACCCAGAAAACGTACCTGTTGGATATGGAGATGATATAAAATTAGGCCGTCCTGAAGAAAAAGCTTCTGATATTAATACACAAAATAATGCTTTAGGTAGAGATAGATTAGGTGTTAGTGATATGAAAAAAGATGATCAAGCTGGATATGGTAAAACAAATTATAAAGGTGGTTCATCATTAGCCCTTGAGACAGCTCAAATAATTTACAGTAAAAATAAAAGTTTAATTAGATCGGAAGA